ATGAAAGAGTACAAAGAAATGGCAGAGCGTCCCAAAGTCTTATTTGTCATAGACTCATTGGGTATGTTGCTTACCCCTACTGACATTAACCAGTTCCAGGCTGGTGACATGAAAGGAGACATGGGCCGTAAACCTAAAGCACTCACAAGTCTTGTTCGCAACTGTGTGAACATGTTTGGCAGTTACAATGTGGGCATGGTATGTACAAACCACACCTATGCATCACAAGACATGTTTGATCCGGATGACAAGATCTCGGGCGGACAAGGCTTTGTGTATGCAAGTTCTATCGTTGTTGCCATGAAAAAACTCAAACTCAAAGAGGATGAGGATGGCAATAAAATAAGCGAGGTAATGGGCATTCGTGCATCATGCAAGATCATGAAGACTCGTTACAGCAAGCCTTTTGAAACTGTGCAAATTAAAATTCCATATGAAACTGGTATGAATCCTTATAGCGGCATGGTGGACATGTGCGAGAAGGCAGGCTTGTTGAAACAGGAAGGCAACAGACTCAAGTGGATTGATCCAGAGACAGGTGAGGAATTCAAATTCTATCGAAAAGAATGGAAAGATGATAAATTAGATATGATAATGAATAAATTTCATATCAAAACTTTGACAACAACTACCATTCCTGAGGAGATAGAAGATAATGTTGAATGAACAACAAGTCGGTGACATCTGGGTGTTCTTTACCGAATTTATTGAAAAGAAACAGTTAGAAACTGCGGCAGAGAGATATGTTGATCTACTTGCTGACTTTGGCACAACAGACAGAGTCATGCAAGGTGCGATTGGCATCGATCCGGTACTAGATCAAGCAATCGAATACTACATGGATGAAGAATCTGACGAAGACGACGTTGACGAATTGGAGTTTTAATGGGCTGGTATTCTAGTGTAGCTAAAGACATTTCTAATATACCCGATGCGGCAGAATATTTTGAAACTGAATTACTGGTGGCAAAATCTGAATGTCGTGTTAGTGGCAATATCGAACGTGCCGCGGCCGCAATGCCCGGTGTGGTTGAACAGAGATTCAGTCAACTACAGGAAATTGAAGCTATATTAGAATATCTCAACATTGAATTACGAAGATTGAAAAGCAGTCACTTTCGCAAATATCTCGAAAACTATCAACGTGCTCTCAGCAGTAGAGATTGTGAACGCTATGTTGAGGGTGAGTCGGATGTTGTTGACTTTGAAAAAATCATCAACGAATTTGCCTTGCTACGCAACAAGTGGTTGAGCATAACCAAGGCACTGGATCAAAAACAATGGATGATTACCAACATTGTTAAATTGCGTGTTGCAGGCATGGAAGATTCCAGTCTCTAATCAATTCTCCCAAAATCATCACCATAGGCCTTAAATAATACTGAGGCCTATTTTTTTCTAACCGGTTGACCTTTGAAAATAGTAAGCGTATACTTAAACATATGAACGTAGATCAGTTATTATATAAAATTATCAAAGAAGAGGAAGTGTACACTCGGGCCAATCTTAACAAGAAAGATTTTAGTACATTAACGAGTCTATATGACACTATTACTGGTAATTTTTATATTACTGAGAATCAGGCTAGACTGATTTTAAAAATTCTAAAAGAGAATCAGAAAAAATTAAGCAATTTTTCTTTGGAGATAGAGGAAGCTGTAACTACACCCGTGTGGTTAAAATTGTTCAGACCTGTAGAATCCGTAAAGAAACTTTTTATTGAAAACAATGGCACAGACGACCCGTGTTTGGTGATTGAAGTGACCTACAATTCGCAGATTAGAAAATTATTAAATGCCAAAATGTCAGTGCTGGAAGAGTTTGCCCAAGCTGAAGGGTTTAAAACATTCAAGGTGGCATTGACAGAAAAAAATATCATTACCTTGTACGAGATGTTAGAACCGTTGCAGTTTGAGATCGATTTAACCATCACAAACTATTATACCACCATAAAATCTTGGTCAAGGTCCGAAGCTGAAAATCAGTTCTTCATAGACAACATAGCCAGTAAGACCTTTCATAAACATCTTGCACAAGACATAGATACTGATATTTTTAGCAATCCACTGATCCTAGTAGACCGTAGTATGCGATATAGGTTCACAACAAATATGTCTAAAAATCACGGTGAAAACCTAACTGAACACATAGCCAATAGATCTAAAACACGAGTATGGATTGACAAGAATCAGCACTCGTTGTCTGATATTGTTACCAGTCTAAAACAACTGCATAGACTACCATTGTTGTTGGTTTTTGAAATACAAGACACAGTAAAGTTCCAAGAGCATTTGAACATACTGTCTTGTGCTTTAGAAAAGAATGAAATTATTGACAATATCGGCATTTATTTTAGGTTGGCAAATACCGAAGACGGTAAAAAATTCAACCAAGACATTGCGATCAAGCAGTATAATAAAATGCTGGATCATGCCACCCAAGTGGCTGTTGTACAGAGTGGAAAACTGCCAAAGTTTTTCTTAAAAAGTTCCTGGACACCAATGAGCATTATCAATATAGACCCGCGCCTGGGCAGTAGACACGGCAAAACTGCTGTTTATTCAAACTGCTGTGATCTTATCATAGACTACGCATCCGAACAGCCAATGGAAGAAAGTTCAAAGGCCGGCGCATGGCGGTGAAATTAATAATCAAAGACGAGGTGAATATCAAGTTTGAAAACTTGAGTCTTGATGCACGGAAAAAATTAGCCAACGCATTCAAGTATGAGGATCCCACTGCGAGATATCGTCCAGCATACAAATTAGGTCGATGGGATGGCAAAGTCAGCATGTTTGGTCTTGGCGGAAATGGCTATCTCAGTCAACTGGAGCGATGCCTAAGCATACTTGGCGACATGGACATCAGCATCGACGAACTGGATGATTTGCGTACTACCAAACAAATAACATTTGAGCCCATCAATGAAAATTACTGGGCAGAACAAGGTAAAGTGTGGCCCGAAGGACATAGATATGTTGGCCAACCTATTGTGCTTAGAGCGGATCAAGTTGAAGTGGTCAACAGATTTTTCACCAACACACAAAGTTTACAGGAAGTGGCAACTGGCGCTGGCAAAACTATTATGACAGCAACCATGTCGCATTGTTGTGAAAAATTTGGGCGCACAATCGTTATTGTACCCAACAAAGACCTTGTTACTCAAACAGAAGAGGATTTCGTTAACGTGGGATTGGATGTGGGGGTGTACTATGGCGACCGTAAAGATTTGGGACGTACTCACACTATCTGTACTTGGCAAAGTCTTAATATTTTAGATAAAAAATCCAAGAACTGGGATGCTGATATTGCTGTCACCCTGGCAGAATTTCTTGACGGTGTCAAAACTGTGATTGTTGACGAAGTGCATATGGCCAAAGCGGAAGTACTGAAAAATCTACTTACACAAAACTTATGCAACGCTCCCATACGTTGGGGTTTGACCGGAACTGTGCCTAAAGATGCATTTGAATCGGAACCCATATTTGCCAGCATCGGCCCAGTAATTGGCGGCATCAAAGCACATGAGTTACAAGAGATGGGAATATTAAGTAATTTACATGTGAATGTGTTACAATTAATAGACATACCAGAATTCAAAACATACCAAGAAGAATTAAAATATCTTGTTACTAACAAAGACAGAATGACATATTTTAGCAAATTAATTAAAGGCTTATCGGAATCAGGCAACACACTTATCCTAGTCAATAGGATTGATACAGGCAAATTACTAACAGAGATGATAGACGGTGCAGTGTTTATTTCAGGTGAAGTCAAGGGAACAAAAAGAAAAGAGGAGTACAAAGAACATGCAACAATGGATAATAAAGTTACGGTCGCGACCTATGGTGTCGCGGCTGTTGGTATCAATATACCTCGTATCTTTAACTTGGTTCTTTTGGAGCCTGGCAAATCGTTTGTCAGAGTTATTCAAAGTATAGGACGTGGTATCCGTAAGGCAGAAGACAAAGACTTTGTACAAATCTGGGACATAACTTCAACTTGTAAATTTGCAAAACGTCATCTCACAACAAGGAAGAAATTTTACAAGGACGCCAAGTATCCATTTACTTTAGAGAAAGTGGACTGGCAAAAATAAGGAATCATGCAGATACTAACATTAGACAATCAAACGTTCTCACTGAACAATTTACCAGAGGAAGTGGACGAAAATACCAGATTCGCGGTGCTGGATAACAGCAATCCCAACGAGCCAGATTTTTTCTTCATGCCGTTGATATTCCTAGAATCATTCAACGCACCTGCTATGGTATTAAATATCGGGGGTAACGAAATTGCAATGCCCATTGACTGGAGCATAGCAGTTGGTGATAGTTCTAGTGGCTGTGACATTGAAATTTTGCCGTTAACCAGCTTGAACGATAGAGGATTTGAAGCACTGTGTTTTAACCCTCTCAGTAGTTTTAGAGTAGAATTTAAAAAAATAGAAATTGTAAATTTTTACAATGACGTCAAATGGTATTTTCCAAAGATGAAAAACAGCCAGCTATTGGCCACTCCGATTAGACAAGGAGACAAGCCAGACTGTGTGTATTTTGTAAAAGAAATATCAAGACAGAATGAAATTATTCAATTGGATAAAATATTATGACACTGAAAGTTGCTTATTTTCAACCTACAATTTTAGCAATCGACGATATACCGGCAGTGGAATTTAGTCGTATGTTGAGTCTGGTCAACGACATGCACTCTAGACCGGAACACGATGATTCAACACATCCAGGACTGAGTATTCGCGGAGGCCAACAGATCCACGTTTATCCCAACCCCATTGGTATCGATGTGTTGTGGTTGGTATATTATCTGGAAACATTGTGCAAAGGATATATGGATATCATTACACAACAATCTGGCAAGGAAGAATTAAAATACTGCAAGCCATTGATTACAAGCATCTGGACCATACGTCAGAAAGAAGGAGACTACCAAGAGATGCACAGTCATCCAGACGGACATCTTAGCGGAAATATCTATATCACAGCTCCCGATATCGATGGCGATATTGCCAATTCGTCAGACGGTCAAATACTATTCCAACTGCCACAAAATAAAGACATTAGAAAATTTGTCATGCAAGATGTATGGAAATACAAGCCTATTCCCGGCACTGTGATAGTATTCCCCAGCCATGTTCCACACACTGTTTATCCTTGGAAAGGCCCAGGTTACAGAACAGTTATGGCATTCGATGCCAAGTTGGTGCCATTGGATTTTGAACCGAAACAATAATTATGAAAATGATACCAATTGGTATACAGATATACCAAAGCACTATATCCGATGAACTTTACAAGTTCTTGTTGGATCAGTACGAAAATCATTTGGAATCATACAACCAATTATATCAAAATGAAAATTATTTTGGCGGTAGAGATTTTGAATTTTTAAAGCCAGCACACAAGCAATTTGTAGAAAATCAACTGTCGAAACATGTGATTGAATATATAGGAAAAAACAATCTAAGATTACTTAATCAGTGGATCAACATTCAAGCACATGACGGATTCCAACCTGTACATAACCATACTGGCATCATTAGTTATGTGATTTATCTTAAAATTCCCGAGTACCTACAAAACTATGAAGGCAAGCGTAGACAGTGTATCGACTATGTGGAAGGTGCTATACAATTTAATTATGGACATGCAAACAGCCTATTTCCGCCACAAGCACTGGTATATCCAGAAGAACGTATGCTATTGATGTTCCCATCTGAAATCACGCACTATGTGTATCCTTTTAGGGACCGCGACAGTTTACGCATATCTATCAGCGGTAATTTTGTAAAGGAAAATTGGAATGGGCAATCTTAAACCAGGTGCAAAATACATATACGAGAGGACAGATGGTGTGACGTATGCCAGAGAATTTGGTGCCGATCCTATCACTAGACAAGCTATAGGTTGGAAATATGACCCTACGGATCCAAATTTTGATCCTAGAACTCGCACTGGTAAACCGTTATACGAACAGATACAGGAAAGTAAGATGTGGGGTGAAATTCATCGCATGGCTGAAACCAATCCCACTTTACAAAAAGCTCTTGATCGTGTTATAATGATATACAAACTGAGCAAAGACAAACTATGAGTGATAAAATTGAACTTAAGGAAAAGTTAGCATTCGTCGATATGAATGTGAGACAGGCATGGGATGAAATGACACCCGAACAACAGAAAAGCCTTAAGAGCGAGTTCTTTATTTTAAATAGATATGTGAGCAGTGCTAAAACTCCAAAGCGCGAAGTACAGGAACATTTTGTATTAACTGTGAATGAGTACTTTAACAAGCATTGGAACAGTTTACAAAAACATCCCAAGTTATTATGGTTGTTGTTGTGCATGTGCAGTTATAACGGAGAAACTGTGTTCTTCCATGAATGGATCGGTAAAAAGAAAACAACCGGTGGCAAGCGAATAAAATTATTAGAAGAATTAATGCCCCATTTGAAACACGACGAGTTGGCAGTATTAGCAAAGATTTCTACAGATAAAGAAATTAAAGAGCTTGCACGAAAATATGGTATGGAAGAAGCTGATATTGCCAAGCGACTGAAATGAAACTAGAAACTGAAAATATTTCGTATCAATGTACCTATTGTGGTAGTAATTTTACTCGAGAAAAAACTCTATTCGTCCATGTTTGTGAGCAAAAACGTCGATCTCTTGCAAAATCAGAAAGGCATGTGGTATTGGCATATGATACATTCAACAAATTTTATAAGTTTGCACAGCCCACAATGTACAAAGACAAGTCGTATGAAGAGTTTGCAAAAAGTCCGTACTACAACGCATTTGTAAAGTTTGGTAGCTTTGTTAGCAATGTAAATCCATTGTATCCCGATCAATTTATTACCTATGTGGTACACAGCGGAGTAAAACTAGATCATTGGTGTAGAGAAGAGTTGTACGAAAAATATGTGATTGACTTGATCAAGACAGAACCAGCAGAAACAGCTCTTCAACGAAGCATCAGTCATATGGTAGCATGGGGAGATGCCAATTCTGCGCCATGGAATCATTATTTTCTATATGTTAGTCTCAGTCGTGCTTGTTTTGATATCAAAGATGGAAAGATTAGTCCTTGGTTGGTGTTGCATAGTGGCAATGGCAAAGCAATGTTACAAAAATTCAACGATGAACAATTGAACGCAGTGGGTGCAATGATTGATCCTCCTTTCTGGGTCCATCGCTTTAAAAAATTGCCAGCGGATGTGGAATTTGTGAAAGAAGTTATTAGAGAATCGGACCTATAATGCCAGATATTGATTTAGATTTTGCCGATAGAACTCAAGCACTAGCTGTGTTAAAACACGTGGATGCCAGTCTCGATAGTACTTTTAAAAAACACAATACCGGCATATATTGTACTTCTATTCCGTACAACCCAATCACTGGAATGAGTACTATAGATTATAAAACTGCTGAAGATCGCGGATATTTTAAAATAGACTTTTTAAATGTCAGTGTGTACGAAGGTGTAAAAAACAAAGAGCATTTGACTAAATTATTGGAGACAGACCCTCTATGGGATCTTTTACTAGAAGACGACTTCGTCAACAAGCTGTTTCACGTGAACGGGCATGGTTCTATATTGCGGCAAATGAAACCCACCTCGATAGAACAACTGGCCGCTGTATTAGCAATGATACGTCCCGCGAAACGTTATCTGATTGGGAAAGAATGGACCACGGTGATGATGGAAGTTTGGACAAAACCGGAGAATGATGACTACTATTTTAAGAAGGCCCACGCAGTTGCGTATGCACACGTGGTGGTTGTACAGATGAACTTAATCTGTGAAAAGTTAACGAACTTTTCTGACGAGTTGAACTGATTTACGTTTTACACGTTTCATAGTTAAATTCATGAGATTCACGACCGGTCCCAATAATACTCTTACATCTTTGCTGTTGAATGTTTTTATACAGTAACTAAACGGGTATATTTGCTCTCTACAGAAAATATTAATGGGGAATTGACGATTGCTTTCCCACCACCAAGTTTCGCCGATGTCTAAAAACACTGTTTTTTCTTCGGGAGTCTTGATGGCGTTTAAATCGTAAAAGCTGGTAACAAACTGATCTTGATTTATTATGATGCCGACATACTCATTTTCACCGTAGTTGATTACGCTGATAAAAGGTAAATTTTGTTCTATATTGTCTCTTAATTTTGCCATAAATACTATTAAAGGTCCTTGCCAAATGCAAAAAATCCAAAGTTATTTATACCCAAACAGAGTCATACTCTTGGCCGATTTGGCAGGATTCACAACGGAGAATACAGTCGTGTACGCAAAAACAATTAAGATTTACAAAGGTGTTGCCAATGTCATTGAGTTTGACATTCAGAACGCTGACCAGAAAAGACTGGACCTAGTTACCACTCCGTCAATAACAAATTTACGATTAAATGTAATGGATTCTAGCGGCAAGGGATTGGCAACTAGTCCGTATACTATCAGCACTACTAGTATCACAGGAATTGGAAAAGTAACTATTCCTGCCGCAGATACTGCCAGTGTAGCACACCAGTTTTTAAAATACAGTGTCACAGCAACTGATTCAAGTACTAACACAATACCACTTTATACAGACAGTAGATTCAATGCAGTTGGTACAATTGAAGTAGTTGGTTCTGCAACACCGGTTACTCGAAGTAGCATTGTTTATGATAAGTTTAGTGGCGAAATTAATTTCATGGGCAATGTTATCAATCATACCAGTGCAATACCAGCTAAATTTTACGAAGCAACACCAACTTCTACCGTAAATTTTGCAATCAGTCTAACTGGATTTGTAGGTAATCTTTATCTCGAAGCAACAGAAGATAGTACAGTGAGTGTAGAGTCATTTCGAAATGCTACACAACTTCAAACATTCTCTAGTACCAGTGCAACTACTCAAACTGTGAATTTTACCGGAACTGTGGGCAAATATAATTACTTTAGAGTGAGTTGGAAATATCCAGACATTTGGCAATTTGGTAGTCAACAAAATGCTCTATTATACTACGGAACGGTTGATACAGTTACAGTTAGCTATTGATCTTAATCAAAAAATCTGTTATACTTAGGCTATGAGCCTAATCTCCGAGACACTCCAAGCACATTTACCTGGCAAGCGTAAACAAACTCCAAGCGGTTGGATTAGCTTTAACGCGGTGTGTTGTGACGACAAAAGACAGCGTGGCGGATTTATTGTCAATGCAGGGGATGCAGTTAGCTATCACTGTTTCAACTGCGGGTTCAAATGCAGTTGGCAACCTGGCAGGCATATCAGTAAGAACATGAATAAATTCATGCGGGATCTTAATATTCCGGATGATATTATTAGTCAGCTGAGGTTGGAAGCACTTAGATTAGACGACAACAACACTACCGAAGTTCGCACAATAATTCCTAAGTTTGATACCAGAGCACTGCCATTAGATTCTAAAAGTTTTGCCGAATGGCAGACATTTCTCAAGATGACTGATGAGGATTATGAAATTCCGTCGGCGTTTTATAATGTAGTAGAATACCTAGCTCGACGAAAAATAGATCCACTTGCTTATCCGTTTTATCATACTAACAAGGTTGGATTTAATAACAGAATTATTATCCCATTCTTATACAAAGGCGAAATTGTAGGTTGGACCGCCCGTGCTGTGAATGATGTTCAACCTAAATATTTGAGTGAGCAACAACCTGGTTATGTGTTTAATTTAGACAATCAACTGGACGATAGAGAGTTCGTGATTGTGAGTGAAGGGCCGTTTGATGCACTAAGTATTGATGGATGTGCATTGCTGGGCGCAGAAATTAAAGACAGTCAGAATTGGTTGCTTAAGCAATTAGGCAAAGAACTAATACTAGTGCCGGACAAGGATCATGAAGGCCCACGTACTGTAGAACAGGCAATCGAATATGGCTGGTCGGTAAGTATGCCAGATTGGCCAGACGGTGTCAAAGATATTAATGATGCTGTCATCAAGCTAGGAAGACTGGCAACATTATGGTTAATCGTAAGTGCTAAAGAATCAAACGCACTGAAAATTAGATTACGAGTAAAACAATGGTTTAAGGAACAACATGAACAAAATACTTGATTTGTTATTGTGGCCATGGCATCGTTGGCAAGATCACAAGATGTATAAGAAAAAACTAGAGGAACTACGGAAAAGAGATCCGTTTATCTACAAATGATCAGTTGGGGAATAAGCGCCAACAGTCACGATGCGGCACTGGCTGTGTTTGCTGACGAAAAACTAGTCTTTGCTAGTCACGCCGAACGATTCAGTGGTGTAAAGAATGATAGAGATCTCAATAAAGAATTAGTTGCCTATGCCAAACGATTTGGAGATCCCGGAAAGGTGTATTGGTATGAACAACCCTTTAAGAAAACACTTAGACAATTATGGGCTGGGCAGGGCTGGAAACGTAGAGACAACGATATCGATATTTACATGGCCCGTTATGAAATCAATGCTCCGATAGAGTATGTTAGTCATCATCATAGTCATGCGGCCGCCGGATATTATACTAGTGGATTCGATGAAGCATGTGTTTTAGTCATAGATGCCATTGGCGAATTTGAAACTATGACTATATGGCAAGGCACTGGAGACAAACTTAAGAAAGTATGGAGTCGAAGTTATCCACACAGTATTGGTTTATTTTATAGTGCAATGACACAGCGTATTGGACTAAAACCCAATGAAGACGAATATATCACTATGGGTATGAGTGCATACGGACGTCATAAAGATTATCTACACGCCATGTATACTGATTTTATACAAGATCCTAATAAATTTAAATTTAAAAAGAACTTGCACAGAGGATGTCAAAACTGGCGTCCAGATTTAACCATTGCAGATAGTTTCGAAATCGCCGCCAGTACTCAACTAATGTATGAACATTTATTCTGTAATGCATTAGAATTGGCACAGAAATTAACCAAAAGTAAAAATTTAGTCCTCATGGGAGGATGTGCGTTAAATTGCTTGGCTAATCGTTACACAGGTAATTATTTTGATAAAACATGGATTATGCCCAACCCAGGAGATGCGGGTAGTGCTATAGGTGCAGTTCTGGCAAAACATCCTACATGGAAGGATTCTACAGATTGGTCCAATAATTTCTTAGGTTACGATATGGGGTATCGTGTGAGCAATGAAGAAATTGTAGAATATATTACACAAAACAAAATTTGTGGACTAGCTCGCGGACGTGCAGAATTTGGACCAAGAGCATTGGGCAATAGAAGTTTATTGGCAGATCCCCGCGGTGAAGATATAAAGGATAAGGTAAATGCAATCAAACAACGACAAGAATTTAGACCTTTTGCTCCGGCGATACTTGAAGAGCTTGTGGATATGTATTTTGATATGCCTCGCGGTTGGGATCGCAGTAGGTATATGCAAGTGGTCGCTCGTTGTAGGCATCCTCAGCTTTATCCTGCTATCACTCACTGTGATGGAACTAGTCGTGTACAAACTGTACCGGATGATGGCAGCCCGTTTAGAAAACTGTTAGAGTTATGGTACAAAGAGACTGGATGCCCTATGCTACTTAATACCAGTTTAAATATCAAAGGCAAACCCATGGTGAACGACCATGCAGATTCAAAAAACTTCGAACGCCATTATGGTGTTAAAGTGTTTAATTAGAAAGTATAATAGCATATGGCACAAAATATAGAATACGGTTATGATGTACAGAAATTGTACTTGGAAATGATGTTGAGTGATGCAACCACCTTTGTGCGTTGCCAATCTATCTTTGATCCCACACTATTTGATCGCAAACTGCAAACCACCGCAGAATTTATGAAAAAGTATGTGGAAGATCACAGCATATTACCTACGATAGATATTATTAATGCGGCAACCAGTCAGAGTTTCAAACCCGCCGAAAATTTAAAAGATGAACACTTTGATTGGTTAATGAGTGACTTTGAAACTTTTATTCGACACAAAGGTCTTGAGCGAGCGATTCTTGAAAGTGCTGATTTGCTGGAGAAAGGTGAGTACGGTCCTGTGGAAGAAAAAATCAAGGCCGCAGTACAAGTAGGCTTGACCAAAGACATGGGCACTGACTATTTCTTAGACCCACGTGCCAGACTCATGCGAATCAAAGACAACAACGGACAAATTTCAACTGGATGGAAAGCCGTCGATGACAAATTGTTTGGTGGTATGAACCGAGGAGAACTTAATATTTTTGCCGGAGGATCTGGTGCTGGTAAATCGTTGTTCTTGGCTAACTTGGGTATCAACTGGGCGTTGCAAGGATTGAATGTGGTATACTTAACGCTGGAACTCAGCGAAGAATTAGTCAGTATGCGCATGGATGCTATGCTAACGGGATTGGCTACTCGCGAGATTTTTAAAAATATCGATGACGTAGAAATGAAGATCAAAATGATTGGTAAGAAAAGCGGAACTTATCAAGTGAAATATATGCCGAGTGGTAAGACTGCAAATGATATTCGTGCATATCTTAAGGAATATGAAATCAAGATGGATCGTAAGGTTGATGTGTTACTGGTTGATTATTTAGATTTGTTAATGCCCATGGGTAAGAAAATCAGTGCTGAAAACTTGTTTGTTAAGGACAAATATGTATCGGAAGAATTGCGCAATTTGGCCATGGAAAAGAAGTGTATTTTTGTAACTGCGGCGCAGTTGAATCGTGGTGCTGTGGAAGAAGTTGAGTTTGATCACAGTCATATTAGCGGCGGATTAAGCAAGATTCAAACAGCGGATAACGTGTTTGGTATTTTTACAAGTCGTGCCATGCGTGAGCGGGGACGCTATCAAATTCAACTGATGAAAACACGTTCAAGCAGTGGTGTTGGGCAGAAGATTGATTTAGAGTTTGATGTTGATAGTTTGCGTATCAGTGACTTGGCAGAAGAAGATGGCTATGGAAATCACAACAGTCAAAGTGCAGGCAGTACACTACTGAACAGTATTAAGCAACGTCAAACGGTAGCACAAGAAGATCCAACAGTGGGTGCGCCGGCACCAAAAGTACGTGCAGAAGTGGCCAGTAGTAAATTAAGAGACTTGTTAAATAATCTACCAACTGACGACTCGTAAATCTTTGTAATTTTAGCCAAAGAGATAAGTATGTATATTATACTGATGACACACCATGGAACTATACCACTTACGCAGTCTAGACGATCCGTTAACAAAAGTTGTTAAAGACGATCCTGTTCGACCACATATTCCTATGGATCAGAGGATCAACGAAGCCGCTGAAATTTTGATACTTCGTGCAGGAGAAGAAATTTTAGCCGCTACCTGTTTGCAATGGCTCAAAGATATTCCCAAAGATGAAGCAGATCTCATCAGCATGGACAAAAGCAAAGATACTGCGGTATTCTACACTATCTGGAGTTACAAACCTGGTGCAGGCGCGGAACTGATCAAACAGGCTGCCGAGTGGATTCTTAAAGAATTTTCGGATGTGAAAGACATTGTTACCCTAAGTCCCCAGACTGAAATGGCCCGTAGATTTCACTTGAAAAACGGGGCTACAGTGCATAAAGAAAACGAAACCTCAGTCAACTATCAGTACTATCATAAAGAATAAAAACGGTTAAATACTAGTTAATAAGGACTGGTATTCATGAGCAAAACCGTACATTCACTAAAATTAGTACCATACGATAGCGTCGACTTAGATAGGCTAACCTATGCTCCGGGCGATGTGGTTTACGATGTAACCAACGGCACCATTCGACTGATGAACGGCGTGACCTTGGGCGGTACCAGCATAATAACTGCTACCAAGTTAATTACTACCTTGTCCGGTTATGTGACTAATGGCGGCCTAACAACAACATTATCAACTTATGATACCATTAGTGCTAGAAATACAGCATTAGCTAACTATACAACCACTACAGCATTGGCCGCAAATTATGTGTCTAATACCGGATTAACAACGGCATTAACCAGTTATGTAACAAGCAGTGGATTGACAACCACGTTGAACAGTTATGTAAGCAGTAGTGGATTGACAACCACGTTGAACAGTTATGTAAGCAGTAGTGGATTGACAACTACATTGGCTGGATATGTGTCCACTGGTAATGCTAAATTTACTGTTACAGGTACTACAGGAACAGCCACAATCAGTGCAAATGCCGGCACATTAACATTTGCCAGCAACAACGGCGTGACCATAGGTGCAAGTGGAACAACCATAACAGTTGGCACCCCGCAAGATTTGCGCACAACAGCAACACCCACATTTGCTGGCGCTGTAATTGGTGGCACCAATATAAGATCATTTGCCATCGCAATGGCAGCGGCAATGGCATAAGGACTAGCATGACATATCAGATACAATTGAGAAGAGATTCGGCAGCTAACTGGACAGCAGTTAATCCCGTATTGGCGGCCGGTGAGCCGGGGTTAGAAACAAACACTGGTCGTATCAAATACGGCGATGGTGTTACACATTGGAACAGTTTGAATTATCCCACACTGTATTCAACACCAACTCCAGCCAGTGCGTTGACAGGTACCACATTACCTCCAAACATTTTAAACAGCAGTCTTACCAGTGTTGGAACACTGGCCAATCTCACAGTGACAAACACCATCATTGGTAGTATAAGTGGCAATGCTGTAACTGCAAACACTGCCACAAACGCAACTTCAGCGCAATCGGCTGTGTCAGCTACCACAGCCGGCACAGCAACTACACTAGCTGGCGGTAGTAATCTTCAACTGGTATATCAAACAGGCACTGGACAAATTGCCTATATAAATTCGCCAGCAGCCTCAACTGCCAATCAATTCTTAAGCAGTAATGGCAGTGTGTTTGCTTGGAGTCAAGTACCCGCGGCAGCCGCTGGCACACTTACAGGCACCACACTTAATTCCACAGTGGTAACTTCCAGTTTGACCAGTGTGGGTACACTGACTAACCTCACAGTGACCAATACCATTACAGGCAGTGTGAGCGGATCCGCAGGCAGTATTGGTGCAGGTAATATTACGGGCACCACATTGGCAAGTGGCGTTATTACCAGCAGTTTGACTACTGTTGGAACTCTAGCCAACCTAATTGCCACCAATGCCACAGTGAACAACAGTTTGGGTGCAAACACCGGTATCACCACAACAGCCACATCTTTTCCCCTGGTAAACACCACAGCTACCACAGTGAACTTTGCAGGAGCGGCCACAACAATCAATATGGGTGCCGCTACTGGCACCACCACAATCAATAACAACATAAGCACTGGCGGCAATATAACATTAACCACTGCTACGCCAACCATTAATTTCAACAATACTGCACCAACAATTGCCACCAATAGTGCCAGTAGTACTGCAACCATATTCAATACCAATGCAACCACAGTTAATGCATTTGGTGCAAGTACAGCAACCACACTGGGCGCCAGTACCGGTACTACCACAATAAACAGTGTAACAATCACTTATCCAAATGTCACAACTGTTAACTACAACGGTGCAAATCCCACATTGGCCACCACATCAACAGGAACTGTGACACTGTTCAACACAACTGCCACTGGAGTCTCAGCATTTGGAGCTGCCACATCCATTGGTATTGGCGCCGCTACTGGCACCACCACAATCAATAATGCCACAGTTACACTGGCCAACGCCACAGCTTTCAACATAAATGGATCCGGTACTCCGACCATTGCATCCACACAAACAACAGTTAATCTGTTTAATGCTACCACAACTACCATAAACTTCGGTGGCGGAACCAGCACTCAATTAAACATGGGTGCCGCCAATGCAGGCACAACAACCATTGCCAGTGCTACTGTTACATTGAGTAACGCAACCTTGAATCTCAACAATGCCGCTCCAACGATTGCAACCACAGCTACAACAGGACCCGCCGCAGTACTGAATACGAATATTTTAAGTGTAAATGCATTCGGTGCCGCCACAGCAGTAGCAATTGGTGCCGCTACTGGTACTACTACAATCAACAATGCCACAGTGACATTGGGCAATGCTACAACTTTAAACATCAATGGTGTAAGTCCAACTGTCGCAAGTTCCAGTACTGGTACATTGACACTATTCAATACCAACTTGTTGACTGTTAACGCATTTGGGGCGGCCACGACCGTGGCTATCGGAGCGTCTACCGGATCAACACAGATCAATAATCCAACGCTGTCCTTGCCCAATGCCACCAGCTTGACCATGAATGGTGCAAGTCCGAGTATTGGTACTACCAGTACTGCCACTGCCAGTGTGTTCAATACTGCCGCACTAACTGGTAACATATTTGGAGCCGCCACATCAGTCAACATTGGAAATACTACTACAGCCGCACAAACAGTCAACATTGGCACAGCCAGTACAGGCGCCAGTAGTTATAATATTGGTACAGGTGCGACACTTACAGCAACTACTAAAACACTAAACATTGGTACGAGCGGCGTCAGCGGCTCGACCACAACAATCAATATTGGCAGTAGTTTTGGCACAACCACAACCATTAATGGTGCCAAACTAGCGGCAGGCTCTGCTAGTATTGCCCCACTACTCATGGTATCGGGCACCAACTTGACCACAGCGGCCGCAGGCGCAATTGAATACGACGGTACTGTATTTTATGCAACACCAGCAGCCAGCACAAGAAGTGTGGTGGCCGCAGAACAATTTACAGTGCTAACTACAGCATATTCAGCCACATTGAATCAAACAGGCGCACAAAAACTGTTTAACACCAGTACCACTGGAGCCATCACCTTGCCAGTCGGCCTTTATCAATTTGAATGTCAATTTAACCTGTCTAGCATGAGCAACACCAGTAGTAGTTTTGGGTTTGCTGTGGGCGGCACAGCAACCATTACTTACTATTACTATTGCGAGGCTAACAAATCCGCAAGTTTATCCACAGCTGGTACACCTCATCAAACATTCAGCACAGCGGCCAATACCACACTGGTAGCCAACAGCGCAGGAACTAACGGCATAGCATTCATTAAAGGGTATATCAACATCACAGTGGCAGGCACAATTATCCCGCAATTCAGTTTGTCAGCCGCTGTACAGGCCACAGTAGGTATTGGTTCTTACTTCAAGATATCACCACTAAGTACGGGTAATATTGTAGGTAACTGGTCATAACGCGATAAATATAGCAACGGAGAATTTTTAATGGCAAAGAGTCAAATCAGACAATATGTGTTTACACCAGGTGCTGCCGGAGCAGGCACTATAGAAATACCTGGCAAGTATGACCTACAACAGTTTTTGGTCATAACCAATACCACACGAAACGTAATACTATACAACTTTGCCGACAGTGCATTTGCTGGCACCCAAATATCGTTTACTAGGGCGGCTGATATTGTCAACTACCCCACTGCATTGGATAATGCAGACGGTTATACTCTCATGACCTTGGCTGTCAGCACAGTTGGTATGAGTGCCAGTGATACCATACAGATTTTCTACGAACAGCCGTTCCAGTATGTGCGCAGTCCAGAAATTGGTACAGATGCGTTTGAACGTCAACGTGTGGCCGCTCCACAATCATTGCTAGACGCTGACTTTGAATATGGTATGCAACCTACCAAGTGGTTGACCATCAGTCAAATGCGTAACTACCCAGCAACTTATGAAGTTCCTGGAACTGACCTAGCTGTTACATCAGCTATATCTGATGCCAGTTCAACAACCGGCGGTGCCAATACAGCAGAATCATTAATAACTATTACTACCAGTATTGCTCACGGGTATGCCGTAGGTCAACCGTTTACCATAGTTGGTATGAACAGTGCCTTTACAGGATTCGATCGTGCAGAAGGCACATTCATTGTGTACACCGTTCCTACCACAACAACATTCACTTACATTGCCAAAGGCAAAGTGGGTTTCAACAACGGCGACAGTATCGGTACAGCATTTACACAACTGCGTCAAGCTGGATTTTATTCGGGCTCAAACATCAATGCTGTTATCAACTTAACAGCTAGTGCTACCAATGCAAGCGGCTATTTGATAACATTAAATTCAGTAACGGGCCTTGCTGTCAACAGCCCTATCACGTTTCAATCAGTAACCACCAACTGCATAGCAACCAATGTCAACGGCAACATTTCCATGGGCACCACAGTTGGCATGATTGCAGGCATGCCGCTGGCATTTTCTGGTATAAATTTTGGTGGATTAATTACCGGAACCACGTACTATGTATTAACTGTTGTGGATGCAAGAACTGTGACACTTAGCCTTGTACCCAGCGGCCCACAATTCTTTCCAACCAGCACTGCAATTGGCGGCAACATGTATGTGGTAGGGGGCGGCAGCTTTGGTAACATCATAGCTGGTACACAATATTATATCAGCAGTATCGTAAGCAATCAAGTTTCAATCAGCACCAACATCACGTTTACCACCACAATCACAGCCACCACAGCATTGAACAATGCTGTGCGTTTTGGTACCACAGTGAATATGACTGTGGGCGAATACATCAACATATCGGGCACCACAATTGGTAATTTGCCCGCTGGTTTCTACTATGTGTATGCTATCCTAGACAGCAACTATGCTCAGTTGAGCGTGACGAGCCCAACCAGTTTGAATGGTATGAGTCTGTTGGCCCAAACAACCGCAACAGGCACCATGACTGCTGTGGCAGGACAAAGTGTGCCCTTGACAACTGCCACAGGATATCTATGGGGAGTGGCGGTATGTCCACCCACATTCACATACACAACTCCGGTAAACGCAACACAATTCACGGGCACCACATCTGGAAATGTGCTCACTGTGGGATCCGTGACATTTGGCACCATAGCTGGAGGTCAGGGCCTGTTGGGCGGTGGCGGAGCAGTTCCCAGTAGTACTGGCATTATAGCTCAATTGACTCCCACGGGTGCCAGCGCGGCAGCCAGCCCAACTATTATTTCAGGCGGCGCAGCCGGCACATTCACAGCCACAGTGAGCAGTGTGACAAATATTCAAGTTGGACAGATTGTAACGGGTGTGGGTATAGGTGTTACAGTATTTGTCCAAGCCATAAATGGCACTGTTGTCACTTTGACTCGAGCATTTACCGCAGCCGCATCTGGCACGTATAATTTTTATGCTTCTGGTGGTCTTGGCACTTACAGTATCAGCACTGCCAGTTCATTGTCAGGCACCTTCTTCACAGTGACATCCGGTGCAGTGATCACAGTGAATACCAACAGTCCTCACGGATTTGTTCCTGGTGCCACTATCAATGTGATAACCAGTAGTGAAAATGGATTCAATAACAACACTTTGGCCAACGGTCCATTCTTTGTTGAATCTACGCCAAGTACTACTCAATTCACATACACAGCCCGTGCTCCTGGTGTTATATAAGGCAC